CGTCCCGACGGGGCCGGGTATCGGCCTGTGGGTCGTGGGCCCGTCGTCCGCCAGCGCGACCGTGACGATCCCGATCCCGAACGTGGACGGCACGCAGGCGGTCACCGGCCGCGCCGTGACGATCGCGACCGCCACCTCCCAGCTGATCCCGCTGCCATCCAGCGTGTACGGGACGGGGCCGGTGACGGTGACCTGGTCCGGCACTTTGACCGCGGCTGTGGTGGCGGTGATCACGATCCCATGAGCGACGTCGTGGCGTACCACCCCGGCACCGAAGCGCAGGTGTCCGTCCCGGAGGAGTCCATGCACCACCTGCGGGCGTCGGGGTGGCTGCTCCTGGATGAGCACCTGGCGAACCAGGCCCAGGCCGCGGACCGCGAAGCCGCCGCCGCCAAGACCGCGAGCAAGGAGAAGTAGCTGTGGTCGCGACTCCCATCGGTGCCTCAAGCCGTTACATTCCGGAAGGCACGACTCACTACAACTGGCTGCCCGCCTGCGCGAACACGGCCTCCCCGACACGGGCGGAGATCAATGCCGGGACGGACCTGACGCCTGAGATCGCCGCTACCGGAAACTGGGGGATCGTGTCCGCGTCGATCGACGCGCCGGACCTGGCGACCACGTTCACCGCGCAGATCGGCGGGAAGGTCACCATCGACGGGCCCACGATCGACATGTACGCCGACTCCACGTCCACCGACGTCAGGACGCTGCTGCCCCGCGGCCTTAATGGCTTTATGTTGAAGCTCCCCGAAGGGGATGTGGCCGGCCGGAAGGCGGACATGTTCGCTGTACGGGTCCTGGCGCAGGCGAAACCGACCAACCTAACCAACCCATCCGTAATCCAATTGCAATTTGCAATAACAAAAGCCCCCAACGAAAACATCACGGTCCCGGCCTGATGCCGCGCGCTGACATCCGGGTGGACCTGGGTCCCCGGGGCGCGACCCTGCGGACCATCGCCCGCGAGCTCCGCGGCATGGACTCCCGGAAGGTGAAGGGCATCTTCAAGGATGCGCTTGAAGGCGCGGCGCGGCCTTACCCGAGGCTTGTCCGGGCGTCCGTCCTGGCGACCCCGGTGAAGGAGGGCGGGAAGCACACGGGGCTGCGGGCGCGGATCGCGGAGTGCGTGGAACTTTCCACGGGCACCGACGCGAGGAGCGCGTACGCGTCGGTGTGGGTGAACCCGTTCAAGATGCTGCCCGATTACGTCACGCTGCCGCTGTACATGGAGGGCGTGAAGGAGTCCAGCCGTAACCACAACTACTCCCGGTGGCGGCACCCAGTGTTTCAGACCGCCCGGAACCCGGACACATGGGCTCAGCAGCCGGCAAAGCCCTACTTCTATCAGCCGGTGACGCCGCTCGGCCGCGCTGCGGGGGAGGCGCTGAAGGCTTCGCTAGAGGACATCACGCGGCAGATCAACGGGTGACCGCCGGGGGTTGCCGCGCATGGCTCGGATGAACCACACGGGTGCCCACAGGCCGAGGGTGAACACGGTCAGCAGCAGGTGCAGGATGTGCTGGTTCGCGGTCAGCGGCGGCCGTGGCGGGTGTGTTTCCAGGTAATCCATGCGCCGGTCCGCGAGCGCGCGGAAGCGGGTTGTGATGCGGTTCATGACTGCTCCTTTGCCGCGGCGAGTGCGCTGCTGCGGATGAACTCTGAGAGGCTGCTGATTTTCCGGGCGCGGGCGGCTGCCTCTAGTACGGCCCGTTCCTCTGGGAGCAGCCGCAGGGCTATGAGTTCTGTGCGCTGCCGCGACTCGGAATGCTTACGGGGCATCGGTCACCAAGGGAAGTCTCGGGAGGAAGTGCCCAGATGGGGCCGTACGTGCGGCACGTGGGATACCCGGGTGGCCTGCCCGGGAGCTAGCAACCTTTGGTGTCTCTCCCCACCGTGGTGACTACGCCTACAGCGCGCAGCAATTAGCACACCAGCCTTTGCGTCGGCCGATCCGCACGCACGCCCTCAACCGGGCGCTTCCTCTGTTCTCTTGTGGTTATACCGTCACACTACACGGTTATACCGCCCTGTCAAGCCGGAGACCTCATGCACCTGTCCAAAGACGATCTCCTCAAGGCCGATGACAACGCCCCCGAGGAAGTGGACCTGTCCGATCTGCCCGGATACCACGGGTCAGTGCTGATCCGGGGGATGACCGGCAAAGAGCGGGACGCGTTCGAGACGTCGGTTATGCGCCTCGGCAGTGGCGGCCGGCGGGAGGTGGACACAGTCAACTTCCGTGCCAGGCTGGTCGCCCGCTGCGCTATCGACGACGACGGTAACCGGCTGCTTACCGACGCCGACGCCGCCGCGCTGGGAGACAAGTCGGCGGCAGCGATCAACCGGATGTGGGCGGTCGCCACGCGCCTATCAGGCATGTCGGATGAGGAGCAGGAGGAACTCACGCGGGATTTCGCGCTGGCGGATGGCGACGGTTCACCTTCGACCTTGCCGCCCGGCTTGGCAAGACGGTCGAAGAACTCCTCGGCCAGATCAGCAGCCGGGAACTGAGCGAGTGGATGGCCCTGTACCAGGCGGAGGCTGAGGAGCGGCCACCGGCGCAGGGGACGCCTGTCATGGGGGGGCTGTCCTGATGGCGAGCATCCAGTACGTGGTCAGCGCGACCGATCTGGCGTCCGCCGTGTTCGCGAAGATCGCCAAGTCCGCGGACGGCCTGGATACGCAACTGGAGGACTTGTCGAAGCGAGTCGCCACCCCCGAGGTGGATCTCAAGGATTCCAAGTTCACGGCCGGGATGATCAGTGCGGCGAAGCGGATCGACAAGCTGTCCGCGATGATGGCGACGCCGGGCGCCGACCTGGAGGACCCGAAGTTCCAGGCCGAGATGATCAAGATCAATGCGCAGCTGGACCGGCTGGACGCCCGGCATGTCACGGCAACGGTGGAGGTGAAGACCGACACTAGTTCCCTGTCTCGGCTGGCTGGCCGCGCCTTCGGCCTCGGCGGCGGCGGCGGTGACCGTGGCCTCCTGGGCCGCATTTTCGGTGCGAGCATGCCCGCTGCGGGAGGTGCCCCGGGTGCCGGCGCGCAGACTGGCTCAGGGGCGCTTGCCGCGCTCGGCCCGGGCGCGCAGGCCGCTGGTATCGGCGTGCTGATCGCCGCCGCGGTCTCCCTGGGCCCGGCGCTGGTCCCCACCGCCCTCGGGCTGATGTTCGGCGGAGGTGCCGCCGCTGGCGGCCTGGCGCTGGGCTCCGCAGCGCAGAAGCAGATCGCCGCCCTGGGACGTTCAATTCCCTCCGGCACCACTGCGGCGGACAAGCTCAAGACGAAGCAGATCCAGGCGCAGATGGCCTCGATCCGGCAGCAGAACGCGGGGCCGCTGGCTGTGCTCGGCGGCTTCACCACTCTCAGTGGCATCGCCAAGCAGGCTTTCACCGGCGCGCTGACAGGAATTCAGGGCATCCCGGGTGTCCACTTCCGGGCGGGGCCTCCGCCGCTGACCCCGCTGGGCATCCACGGGTCCGGCGGCCCCCCTGGCCCCTCCGGGGCGCTGCCCGGTGGCCGGCCCGTTCTTCAGGGACCGGGAGGGTTCCCGGTGCCGTTTCAGGCGTCGTTCCTGACGGGGCTGCTGGGGATCTTGAAGCAGTTTGACAGGTTCGTCAAGAGCATCGGCCCGCAACTGGGTGACATGTTCCGCGCCAGCATCCCGTTCCTGAAAATGTTCGTGCATTTCCTGGAGCAGGCGGCGAAAACACTGCTGCCGGTGTTCACGCAGATGCTCCGGCAGATGACCCCCTATCTGCCGATGATCGGCGTGGGGCTGATGCACATCGTGGACGGCCTCGCGGGATTCCTCCAGGCCCTCGGCCCGAAGGGGATGCAGGCCAGCGCGAAGATCTTCATCGCCTTCACGATCGCCATGGAGTATGCCCTCAAGTTCCTGGGCATCGCGATCAACTGGCTGGTGGAGCACGTCCCCGGCTGGGTGCATGACATTGCCATCGGGTTCGACTGGCTGCGGCACCGGATGGCGGTCAACGCGGAGCATTACCGGAAGATCTGGGACGACTTCCGGCACCGGACCGCGGTGATCTTCGACGGGGCGCGGCACGACATCGCCCACATCTGGGACATGATCTTCCAGAACTCGATCGGCATGGTGATTCGCCTCGTCCACAACGTGGAAACGCAGTACAACTCGCTGCGGCACGGCATCGCCTCCACGTTCGACACGATCCGCCACGGCATCGCCACGGCGTGGGACACCATCTGGAACAACACCGTCACCCGGGTGAAGAACGGCATCAGCGACGTGGTCGGGTGGTTCAAGGGGCTGCCCGGCAAGGCGATCGGCGCCCTGCAGGGCCTGGGGACGTCGCTGTACAACTTCGCCCACATGGCCCTGACGAAGTTCTGGAACGGGCTCAAGGCCGTGTTCACCAGCGTGTGGAACTGGTTCAAGTCGCTCCCCGGGAAGCTGCTGCACGCGATCGGGATCGCGTCGCCGCCGGACTGGGCGATCCAGGCCGGGAAGCACATCATGGGCGGCATCCTGAAGGGCATCACCAGCCGCAAAACCGAGCTGCAGTCCGCGTTCCGCAGTTCAGTTGCGCTTGGCGGTGACGCCCTCGCCAACCAGGCTCTCGCCCGCAAGATCTTCCCGTGGGGCGCGGACCAGTGGATGCCGTTCGTGAACCTGGTGATGGCGGAAAGCGGCTTTGACCGTTTTGCGAGGAATCCATCGAGCGGGGCTTACGGTATCGCTCAGGCTTTGCCGCCGACGAAGTACCCGTTCGCGGGGCAGGCCGCTGGCGGATCGCACGCGGGGGCGCAGTTGTCGTGGATGTTCAACTACATCGCCCAGCGGTACGGCACCCCGGCGGGCGCGTGGGCGCATGAGCTGTCCGCGCACTGGTACGGGTCTGGGCTGCGCGGCGGCCTGTTCACCTCGCCGACCCTGATCGGCGTCGGCGAGCGCGGCCCGGAGCGCGTTGATGTGACCCCGGCCGGCCAGAGCCGCGGCCCGGTTGTCCAGTTCGGCGACGTGAACATCTACAACGAAACCGACCCGGTCCTGCTCGGTCAGAGGATCAGTTTCGCCATCACCGCAGCGGGCCTGGCATGACCGTCCTTTCCATCACCCTGACCGACCCGGTCAGCGGGTACAGCGTTCCGATCCTGCCGGCGGACGGTGTCGCCGCGCAGGTCCTGGACGTCGCGGCCCCCGCGCGGGGGGTGCTGGAGGACCGGGTCGCCGCCCACGGCACCTACGACACCACCCGCTTTCTGAGTGCCGCGGCGGTGTCGCTGTCGCTGCTGCTGTACCCGGGGACCAGCCAGAACCCGGAGGATTTCCTCGACGCGATCGGCCCGCTGCTGTCCCCGGGCCTGCGCCCGGCGCTGATTGTGGCGAATGACCAGTGGCCGGCGGGGCCGCGGCAGCTGACCGTCCGGTACGACTCCAGCGCGAAGCCGCTGTCGGACCCGACGAAC